TAATTAATGGTACAGGATTAGAAGTTGCTGGATTAACATATCCTACTGCTGATGGAAGTGCTGATCAAATATTAAAAACAAATGGCAGTGGTGCATTAAGTTTTACTGATGCGGCAAGTGCGGCAACAGTATCAACAACTGCTCCATCTAGTCCGGCACAGGGTGATATGTGGTTTAATAGTTCAGCTAGTACAGTTAGCGGAATAGGTTCCAAGGCGATGGCCGTATATGATGGTAATGAGTGGCTGACTATGAGTAATAAGTTTGAAGCCTCGGGTGGCTCAGTTACATTTGATGGTGATTATAGAGTTCATACATTCACGTCAAGTGGCAATTTTATAGTTCCTTCCTCACATTCTTTTGAAATTCTCATAGTCGCCGGCGGTGGCGGCGGTGGACTTCACTCTGGTGGTGGAGGTGGAGCTGGTGGACTTCTTTATTATGGAGCTGAAACTCCAAAGACACCAAACGGAGCAGCACAAACACTTTCTGCTGCAACATATACTGTTACTATTGGTGCCGGCGGAGCCGGTTCTGGTGGTCAATACCAAGCCGTAGCTGGTAACGGTGCTAATGGTGCAAATTCAGTATTTAATAGTTTAACTGCTATTGGTGGAGGAGGCGGTGGAACTGCTGGTGGTTCAGTACCAATAGTCGGATCTAATGGCGGTTCAGGTGGCGGTGGTTCTCGTGATCGGGCTGGAGGTTCTGGAACTTCTGGTCAAGGATTTGGTGGAGGATACATGGGGTCTGTAACATCATTATATCCAGGTGGTGGAGGAGGTGGCGCAGGAGCTGCTGGAACCAATGGTACTAGTTCATTAGCTGGTAATGGTGGTGTTGGGTTACAATATTCTATATCAGGAACTGCTACTTATTATGCTGGAGGAGGTGGTGGTAACTTACAAGGCAGCAGTACAGCCGTTCCGCCAAACGGTACTGGAGGTGCTGGAGGTGGTGGTAATGGTGCTAATACTGGTGATGGTATTGCCGGCACTCCAAATACAGGCGGCGGTGGAGGTGGAAACCGCTATAATACTACAGGTGGTGGTGCTGGTGGTTCAGGAGTAGTAATAGTGAGGTATCTAACATGAGTCATTTTGCAAAAATTAATAGTAGCAATATTGTTACTGAAGTAATAGTAGCAGAAAGAGATTTTATCAATTCAGGTAAAGTAGGTGATGAATTCTTGTGGATACAAACTTCATACAATAATAATTTTCGTAAAAAGTTTGCTAAAGTTGGAGACACTTACGATAAAGTAAAAGATAAATTCATTGTTCCGCAACCATTTTCTTCATGGACATTAAATGTTAATGATGACTGGGAAGCACCAGTTTCATTTAATAGTGATTATGAGTTTTGTAAATGGGATGAAGAAACAACAACTTGGGTAGAAATAACGGTAGGTGAATAATGAAACTTCCTTTTTATGCCGCTGAATATGAAGGCGAGTTTATTATTCACTCTACTATCATCAAAGACGGACAACGTGAAGAAGAACGCGAATGGGTACCGGCTACACTTGATAACAACGACCACAGAGGTAATGCAGTTATTATTGGTAATGGCGACAGTAGAGAAAAGTTTGATTTAAGATTATTAGCAAAACACAAAGGTGGGTTATTCGCTAGTTTAAAATTACAATCTTATGGATGCAACGCACTATACAGAGATTTTAGTCCAGACTTCTTAGTTTGTAACACTCCTGTTATGATGGAAGAGATTGTACAAACTGATTACTGTAGTAAGAATATTGTTTACAGTAGTGCAGCTTTGATGGTTAAGTACCCGGGTAAGTTTCACTTAGTACCTCAAAATTATACAATGAACGCAGGTGCAGTAGCAACATACTTGGCAGCATTTCACGAACATGCAAATATCTATTTAATAGGCTTTGATAACCAACAAGCCGAAGGGTACAACAATAACCGATACGCAGGCACTAACGCATACAAAAACAATGATGAGAACGTTACCAGTATCAAATGGGAAGCAAATATGAAAAGAATATTTGATGCTTATTTAGACACTACTTTTCACTACATTCATCCTAATGCAGACTACATATGCCCAGATCCGTGGAAATGGTGTAAAAACTTAAAATTAAAAAATTATAGAGATTATATTAGTGAACTTGATATAGGTTAGATAACTACTCGCCAATCTTGCGGCTTGTATTCACCTTCAAAGCTCTTTAACCATGCAGTACCAGTCCATTTGTACTGTATGCTGGTAGTTGCATTTGTTACATAATTAATAACTGATGTAGCTGAACTATCAAAAGATACACTCCATTGAGACCCGTCCCATTGTATTATATCGTTTGCACTTGCACTAAAGTCAGCGCCACCAGTGCTTTGCCAAAAACTAGAACTAATGTCATTATCTAAACTATCTTTACCTGCGGCAGTTTTAATATCTTCAAGTATTAAGTACCTTGAGTTTGTATTTTTAACAAATGTATCTACGTTAACTGTGCTAGGCTTAATAATTGCATCTATTGCAGTTAAACTGTTAGTAGGAATTGTGTCAGAATCAATAGTTATTAATAGTACATGGCTATCAGTTGGATGGTATGCAACTGTTCCTATAACTTCGCTATCGTCTGGTTGTATAAATCTTAACTGTGTAATACCAGGATTAACTGCACCGTATTGTTCAAGTACTGATTTCCATTTTGGTTTACCTGCTGACTCTTTAAGAATTTGACTAGTATGTATAGTATCAGACGTTGGCTCTATACTATAATCAACAAGCTCTGCTTGTCCGTTTAATAATATTGTACCGTAACGGCCCGGTGTAACAACTAATCGTTGTCCTAACACTAAGTCATCTTTTCCTATAGAACTTACTAGATCTCCATTACCGTCGTATATACTGTTAATAATCTTGTGTATGACACCCATCTTTTTAACTTTAGCAGGCATTGTTAACCATACTGGCATATCAAATGTTAGTGTTGCAACATCTATACTATCTTCTGTTCCTGTCGGAACTGTTCTGCTAGTAAAGTTAACATCAGTTAACTCAACTAAACTTAGACTAGTCCAGTCAACATAGTTATCAGTACTCTGTATCTCAAGTGACGGATTAAACAAGCACAGCATTTGCTCAAGCAACTGTAACTTCATTTCAGTATTAGTAGTCCATATATCCAAGTTCATGGTTAAATTATAAGGAACTGGCATGTGTCTTTCAACAGTAATTGCATTACTTTGAGTGCGACTATATGTTTCAGTACTTGCGTTATACTTTCGTTGTCTAACATGTAACTTATCAACAAAGTTTGGTTCTTGCACACGTTCTCTACTATACTTTAAACTACTGATATAGCAACTCATCATCGGAGCACCTAGTACTTTATTCTCACTGTTTTCTCTAAGTATAGCGGCTGCATTACGACTCATATCTCCGTAACGAACTGGTACTGTAAGCAGATCTCTAATGCCAGATGCATCCGGAGCTCCTGTTTCAATTTGGAAGTTACTAAACATTCGTACAAATTGTAGCAAGAATCTGCGTATTTGGTTATCGTAAAAAAATTGTCTAGCCATTAACTATCTGCCTCTGGTTTTAGTGCATCACTTAGTGTTTGTCTACTATTAAATGTTTGATTTGCATCATCTTTATATTGTTTAGTATTTTCAATAAACTGGTCTTTTTGCGTAGTGCCAAGTCCACCTGTTGTACTTGTACGAACGGCATCTTCAACTTTAACCCATCTAGCACCATCATATCTAAATAATCTATTTGGTGTAAAGTCAAGTCTTAGCACATAGTCACCTACACTAGGGTTATGAGTAAACGCTATACCTGGCGTAACAGGAAATCCATTCGGTGCTAACCCGTCGCCTACTAAGTGTCCTTGATATCCGTTATGCAACGGTGTAGTAGGTACCTCATCTGCTGTTACCAACGTGCTACTGGCTTTCAAACCAGTGTTATCCGCACTTTCAGTTTCTTCTGCATCTGCAGGAGTTCCATCTGCCTCTGTAGGAACAACAAAGAATTTAGCAGTATCGTAACCGCTTTTAGGAACTTCTTTTTCTGCTTCGGCAATAATAGCAGTATTAATTTCAAGTTCTTTCTTGTATGTACTTAGTAAATCTCTTAACTTGTTATCAGTACCAGTAACATCTGAACCGTCTGCTTTCTTTGCAGTATCATCAAAGATATCTTTATATTCTTGGCTGTCAACTAATGGTGTACATTTAACACGCCATACATGCGGATACCACGTTGGACTAAACCCTTCTGAGCTATTACTAGCATCTTGTACTACATAATATCGACGTAATGCTGCCGGCAATGCACTATCTAGTGGATAAAAGTCTCGTAAATGAGGTAACTCAAATACATCTCCGTTAATAAGTTTTCTACCAATAGAGTTAATCATATCGTTTATGTGAAAACTAATAAAGAGCGTGTCGTTCTGTAAAAACAGTCCAAATTGCGTTAAATCAAAGTCAATATCACTTACGTTATAAATACCTCTGAGTTGGTATATACTAGAATCGTACTTACGATCACGGTTTTCCAGGAACAATAAGTCTTGTATGTTTGTTGCACTTTGGCTAGCATAGTTGGGTTGAGTTGAATCTGTACCGTCATTGTTAGCAGTATCAGGACCTAAGTACTTGTGTATATTAATACCAGTACCGCCAATAGTAAACATTTCACGTATTCTATTGTCAAAAAACGTAAAGTCTTTGTTGCGTTCTGGTTTCCATAGTGATAGTCTGGGCATGTCAAATCCTTGTTATACTATATTTATATAAAGATAAAGGTTGACATACAAACAAAACAGTGTATTATAGTAATATAACTTAAAGGAGAATGAAATGGCATCTGCAAAATCACTTATTAAAAAGCCTAAGAAGAAAGTAGTAAAAGGAGCACCTAGAGTTAAAAGAGGTGCTAAACTAACAGGACCTAGTTTTGTTGACTTTGATAAACTGTCTGGATACGAGTTTCATAGGTTGAGGCAAGACGCAGTACAGTTTTATTATCAAAATTACAAATCAAGTGATGTTGTTCCTTTCATTTACGAATGGATGAAACACGAAGGATACAGTAGGAAAGACATTTCTTCTGCAAAGAAAGGACAAATTAGTCCAACAGTTGCAATTTATAGTAAGTTATTGTTAACAGGATGTCCTGACTACTATGAACCACATAACGAGTATTGGGAGTCATGTCCAGGAACTATGAATAGTATGCGACCTATTACAGAGTATCTTAAGCCTAAAGTTGATGAAGCAGTTGCCGCAGGGTCTTTATTAGCTGATGAAATTAAGAAAGAAGAAAAAATAAAGAATATTGCACCTGTACTAAGTATTCAGCAAAAGTTAAAAAATGCAAGTATGGTTTATGCAACAAAACTTGAAGAAGAAATAGACGTTGCACTTGATGACATACAAAAGTTTAACGTAAAGGAATTCAATCCGGTTTCGTCTTTAAGAAGACTTGAGGTTAAAGGCAATCATGCTCGTATTATTAGAGAGTATTTTAAGCCAGTAGCACAAGAGTATAATGAGTTAATTGGTCCAAAGAAAAAAGATGATGATATGTATGATCAACTAGTTGAAGGATACAGTTATCTTGACACAAAGTCACAGAAGAAAATTGCACAAATATATAACGCAGTAGTATCAGCATGTGATATGATTATTACAAGTCAGAAAGCAACACAAACAAGAACAAAAAAGCCAGTTGCTAAAGATAAGATTGTAGCAAGATTAAAGTATCAAAAAGAAGATACAGGGCTAAAAGTTGCAAGTGTTAATCCAGTAGATATACTAGAAGCAACACAATTATGGGTATACAATGTTAAAACTCGTAAGTTAGGAACATATGTTGCAGAAGAACATGCGACGTTGCAAGTAAAAGGAACTACAATATTGTTTTTTAATGAGAAACTAAGTGTACAAAAAACACTAAGGAAACCGTTAGAGCAGTTGGCATCTTTTAGTAAAGGTAACAAAGTGTTTGTAAAAAAGTTTATAGACAGCATAAAAACAACTGACACTAAACTAAACGGACGTATTAATGATCAGACAATACTTTTAAAAGTGACTAAATAGTACTAATAAAAAGGATTACTACACATGTCTGACTTAACAACTGAAAAACAAAAACTTTTTAATTACATTGAACTTAGTCTCGGTGGAGGCATGGTTGACGTTGAACTTGATGCAGCACACTATGAAATGGCTTTCCAGAAAGCACTAGATGTGTATCGTCAAAAAAGCAGTAATGCAGTTGAAGAAAGTTACGGGTTTTTAGCTCTTGTTACAGGACAGACAGAGTACACGTTACCAAATGAAGTAGAGAACGTTAGACAAGTCTTTCGTAGTACTACAGGTAATGTAGGAAGTGTATTTGAGCCTTTTGAAGCAGGTTACATGAATACATATATGTTAACTGCTGGAAAAATGGGTGGCCTTGCTACTTACGATTTTTACAAGCAGTATCAAGAAATGGCCGGACGTATGTTTGGAGCATATATTAACTTTACTTTTAATCCTGTTACTAAGAAGTTAACAATAATTAGAAATGTTCGCTCTGATGGAGAAACAGTAATGTTATGGATGTATAACACTAGACCTGATACAGCATTGTTAACTGATACACGTTGTAAGCCATGGGTATACGATTATGCTTTAGCAAGAAGCAAGTATATGTTAGGTGAAGCACGTTCCAAATTTGCAACTATTGCCGGTCCGCAAGGTGGCACAAGTTTAAATGGTGATGCACTCAAAGTAGAAGCACAGACAGAACTTGACAAACTTGAGACAGACTTGCTCAACCTAGTTGATGGACAAATGCCAATGACGTGGGTCATGGGCTAACCCTAAAATTTACTAAAGAGGTACTTTATGATAATTGGAGTATGTGGCCTTATCGGTAGTGGTAAAGGCACGGCTGCTGATATGCTAGTCCAAGATCACGGATTTCAAAAAATTAGTTTTGCTGATAAACTAAAGGATGGTGTTGCAACCGTATTTGGCTGGAACAGAGATATGCTCGAAGGTGATACTAACGAAAGTAGAGAATGGAGAGAAAAGCCAGACCCGTTTTGGACTAATGAAACAGGAAAAGATATTACTCCTAGACTTGTACTTCAGTTGTTTGGTACTGATTGTATGCGAAGTGGATTCTTTGATGGAATATGGGTAAGTTTAGTCAAGCAAAAACTAGTACAAAATCCTGATAAAGACTTTGTAATACCTGATGTAAGATTCCGCAATGAACAAGATGTTATAAGAGATTTAGGTGGAAAAGTTTGGCAAGTTAAACGAGGTACAGATCCTGAATGGTTTAGTAGTGCAATACTAGATAACCAAACAGACAACAATTTAATGTCAAAGTATGATATTCATCCTAGTGAATGGAAATGGATTGATACTAATGATAAATTTGATTCAATATTATATAATAACGGAACTATCGAAGATCTTAAAAATCAGGTACTAAATCACCTTGCTTAGTATTCCAGCCTTCATGTCCTAATTCTGTTAAACAGTTTAAACATACTGACTTAAGATTAGTATGCCTAATGTTTATCATATTACCATCTACATAGTATACTTCTACTTGGTCGTAATACTTACTTTTGAACCCACATTTTTCACAGTGGGTTTTCTTTTGATAACCTGCTTTTGCCCATGGGCTTTTTTTACTGTCTGCTTTATGTTTACGATTGCAACTATCGCACTTTTTACGATAGTACACCTTTTCCCCTTTTCGGTAGTTAAAGGCAGCAAACTTCTTCTTGCATTTAGTACATATAGGTCTGTTTTCCATATAAATATTTACCGGCGCCCTTTAAAGGGTCCGTGGTATCTGAGTCTAATAGACGTGTTTTGACTACAAAAGTATAAATACAAGTACAAAAATATTATAGTATTCGCGAGGTATAGAATGGCACTTATTTCACCCGGTATCGAGGTCAAGGTTATAGATGAATCACAGTACGCAAGTACCG